CAGTTCTGTGAGTGGGTTACTTCAACCGAGAATAGAATCTATGTCGGTTGGTTCGGAGTCTTAATGATTCCATGCTTACTCGCAGCAACTACGTGCTTCATCATAGCATTCATCGCTGCTCCTCCTGTCGATATCGATGGGATCCGTGAACCTGTTGCAGGTTCATTCATGTATGGTAACAACATCATCTCTGGTGCTGTAGTTCCATCTTCCAACGCAATTGGATTACACTTCTATCCCATTTGGGAAGCTGCTACTCTTGATGAGTGGCTGTATAACGGAGGTCCATATCAGTTGGTTATCTTCCACTTCCTTATAGGAATATCTGCATACATGGGCAGACAGTGGGAGTTATCGTATCGCTTGGGTATGCGCCCTTGGATCTGTGTTGCTTACTCCGCACCAGTATCAGCGGCCTTCGCTGTCTTCTTGGTCTATCCTTTCGGACAAGGATCATTCTCTGACGGTATGCCTCTCGGTATTTCGGGTACGTTCAACTTTATGTTTGTCTTCCAGGCGGAACATAATATCCTCATGCATCCATTCCACATGGCAGGTGTGGCGGGTATGTTCGGTGGTGCTTTGTTCAGTGCTATGCACGGTTCATTGGTTACATCTTCACTTATCCGTGAGACTACAGAAAATGAGTCTCAGAACTATGGTTACAAGTTTGGTCAAGAAGAAGAGACCTACAACATCGTTGCTGCTCATGGATACTTCGGTAGATTAATCTTCCAGTATGCATCGTTTAACAACAGTCGAAGTCTTCACTTCTTCCTTGCTACATTCCCAGTTGTATGCGTATGGTTAACCTCTATGGGTATCTGTACAATGGCATTCAACCTGAATGGATTCAACTTCAACCAGTCGGTTGTTGATGCATCAGGTAAGGTTGTTCCTACTTGGGGTGATGTTCTTAACAGAGCAAACTTGGGTATGGAAGTTATGCATGAAAGAAATGCACACAACTTCCCACTTGACCTTGCTGCTGCTGAGACCTCTGAAGTCGCTCTTGTAGCACCTTCAATTGGTTGACACACACAGGTTAGTCTGATATAATAAGGGGGTATCACACCCCCTTTTTTCATGGCTATTTTAAAGTACGTGGGCACAGTGATTAATAATATAAACGGATTTAAACAGTCAACACGTCCTAAGAACGTTGGACAGTTGAGTGATATGATACAGGAGTATAAAGATACTACTGTTGCTCCCTCTAAAGAGGGATGGATAAACTATTATGAAGGTGAGCAGTCAGGATCTATTGATACTGCAACCGATAAGACTTGGGAAGGGATACAGGAACTGATAGTAAATTTACAGTCTCTTACCAAAGAAGATGTTAGAAATTGGACAGAAGATTTAGTAATTGATAAGACCTTTGATGGTCTATTCTGGCAGGAAGAAATCCTTAAGCAATCATCTAAGACTGGTGAGTATAGGTTAGCAACTCCAGAAGAGGAAGCAAAAGGAATAGATGGAGTAGTTGATGGTGAGTTTGTATCAATTAAACCTGATACTTATAAGCAGACTATTAATTCTAAGCAAGAGAATATTGATGTGCGTATAATTTATTACAAGAAACTAAGCAAAGGTTTTAGATTAGTATGAATGAGATAGTATGTGCTGAGTCCTATGAATACCTTAAGACTTTGGATGATGAGAGTGTTGATATCGTATTGACCTCTCCACCTTATAATTTTGGTATGGCATATGATAGTCATAAGGATATGGCTAGTACAAAAACATATGTTGATACTCTGCTGAGAATATTAAAGCAGTGTCAACGTGTGCTTAAGAGTGGTGGACGTTTAATCATAAACATTCAACCCAACTATAAAGGTTACTGTCCAACTCATCATTATCTTACTACTGGTTTGATAGATGCTGGAATGATATGGAGAGGTGAAATTATATGGTTAAAGAATAACCTTAAGAAGTTAACTGCATGGGGTAGTTACAAGTCACCTTCATCTCCTTATTTAAGTTATCCTTTTGAGTTTATAGAAGTGTTTAGTAAAGATACAATTAAGCATGAAGGTAAGAAAGAGGACATAGATATAACCAAGGATGAGTTTATAAAGTATGTCAATGGTCACTGGTCTATGGCACCAGAGACAAGGATGAAAGAGTTCGATCACCCTGCTATGTTCCCTGAGGAATTAGTAAAGAGATGCTTAAAACTATTCTCGTATAAAAATGATCTTGTACTTGATCCTTTTAATGGTGTTGGTACAACGACATTAGTCGCACATCAGATGGGCAGGAGGTATATTGGCATAGATATCAGTGGAGCTTATTGTGACACTGCAAAGGATAGAATAAAAAACATACCACTCGACCTTACGAAAATACTACTATGAAATTAGGAGTCATGTGTTCTGGTAACGGAACCAATTTCGAGAACATACTTAGAACTTGTTGGAATGATGAAGTTGTTTTAATGATACACAACAAAGAGAAGTGTGGTGCTGTTAAGAGAGCACAACAATTTGGTGTTCCTCATTGTTACATTAGTCACAAGAAAGAAGAGGACATGATAAAGTTATTTGAAGTATGGAATGTAGAACTTATAGTTCTTGCAGGATATATGAGAGTGATTAAGAATCCTTCTGCGTTTCCTGCTCCTATGATAAATGTTCATCCATCACTACTTCCTAAGTACAAAGGATTAAATGCAGTAGAGCAAGCATTAGAGTCAGGTGATAAGAAGACTGGATGTACTGTTCACTATGTTAATGATGAGTTAGATGGTGGAGAAATAATATTACAATCCGAGGTTGATATTCTACCTCATGATAATGTCAAGACATTAACTAAAGCAATACAAAGAAAAGAATATGCAGCATTACCTGTAGCGATAGAACATGTTAAGCAAAGACTCCAGACTCCGCTTGTCAGAGATAGCGTGTCGTGTTAGATTAGGACGTAAAGTTACCCTAACTGAACGCATCTGGGTTAACAAACTTATAGAACATAATAATAGTGCAAGAGGTATCTATGAACGAATTGTTGGTAGGAAAGGTTAAAACTGTTTTCCCTACTGCTGAAGATGATGTAGTCTTAATACAGTATGAGGATAAGGTTACTGCTGGTAATGGTAGGAAGATAGATTTCCCTGAGGGTAAGGGTGCTGTTTGTTGTGAGATATCTGAGATACTTTTTAAGAAGATGGAGGAGCATGGTATCAAGACTCATTACATCGATAGGTATCCTGTAAGTATTATGTCATGTAAGAAGGTAGAGATCATTCCTATAGAAGTTGTAGTAAGAAATGTTGCTGCTGGTTCTATAGTAAGACAGACTACATTAGAGGAAGGACATATTATTAATTGGCCATTGGTTGAGTTCTATCTAAAGGATGATGAGAAAGATGATCCATTACTTACAGAAGATCGTATACAGTTGATGGGATATGGTGAGGATATAGCATCATTGAAACACCACGCAAGAGAAATTAATGCTATACTAAAGGGGATCTTTCGTAGGATGGATCTTACACTTGTTGATTTTAAATTGGAGTTTGGTTATGATTCTGGACAGAATTTACTCTTGGCTGATGAACTATCACCTGACGGAATGCGACTCTGGAAAGACGGTGAAAGTTTTGACAAAGACCTATTCCGTAAGGAAAAGGGAGATATAGTAACGGCATATAAATATATCTTAGAGAATCTTAGACAGTTGTAGTGGGTTTTTATTATCCTGAAGGTTATTTTGGTCCAGTATGTGACTCACCAGTAAGTGATGAGGACATTGCTAATAGATCTCGTCGTGCTATTATAATAGAAGATTTAGATCAAGAGAAAGAAGTTCTTACTGGTGATGATCCAACTCACTTTGATGATGGTTTTGATTATATTGATCCAGGTTTACCAATTTGGAAGAGTACTTTTTGTAAGGTAGATGAAGATGGTAATTGGTATGATTGCCATGATAACCATCATGGAGATGGTATACCAATACCTGATCCTATTATACCCTTACCTGGTTTTCAGGATACATTTTTTATTCCTGAGTTCACACCAGACATGTGTACTAGAGCAGATTCCGATATTAATATAAGAGCAAGGACATTTTATACTGCAACTGGAACGGCAGTAACTAAGTACTCAAGACAGAAGTCTTCCCCAGTTACCTTTCCTGTTTGGTCAGAAGTTCAGGAGATTTCAACACCTTCAGGTACGTTGACTGCTTCATTCTCTGCTGACGGACAGAACTTAGTCTTCTCTGGTACAGGTAAGGCAAATATATTATTAAAGTTTCAATGGGGAGATAATCCTGGTACTGCTGGTGTATCAGTCAATAAGATTACTGTCAATGGACAGGTCTTTACAAGAGGAGATGGTAATTTTGGTGGAGCATATGGTGGAGAAGAGATTAAAGGATGGGAACAGAATGGTGCTGGAACATATCCAATTACATATACAGATTTGAATCCAGCGAACAATCCTATTCGTGTAGAAGATTCAGGACAGAGATTATGTTTACTTGATGGTCATGGTCAAGATTGTAATGGTAACTTTACTGTACATGAGATCAGAGCTCAGACATTAATCAGTCACACTGGTGGATACTGGAGTGAAGAAGCAAACAAGTATGCAGTATGGGTTAACCCTATGGAGTGTACGTTACCTTTGCAGGAACAAACTGTCACATATCAGATACCTATTCCTACTAATGCTACGTATGGATTTACATTTGGGTGTGATGATAATGCAACGATGTTCTTAAACAATGAGACCACTCCGTTCATGACTGCTCAAGGTGGTATCTTTTTTGGTGGTTCATATGCTACTCCATACACAGCAACAAGAGCTTTGACTGCTGGTACGTTGAAGTTGACTGTTAATTGTACTAACTCTGCTGCTGGTTTCCTTACCGATGGAGAACCAACACCTAACTCACTAGCTTATTCATGGATTAGAAATCCTGGTGGATGGTATATTAAGATATGTCAGAACGGAATTTGTTCTGGTGAACAGACAAGTACATGGGTTCAATCTGGACCTCACCCTGCATGGCCAGCATTTATGAATGATTATGCAGTCTATCCATCTAATAATGAAACACTAGAAGGTGTTAATCATAGTCAGACTTATAATGTTAACGCACCAACTGCAGGAACTTATACTCTTGAATGTATGGCAGATAACTATGGTGCATTTTCATTTGATGGTAGTTCTGTTGGAAGTATAGGACAGAATACATCACCCTTTAACAGTTCCTTTAGTTCTTTGACTACCTTTAACATAACTGGTGTAACTGCTGGACCTCATAGTCTTGTAGCTACTGTGTTTAATGGTACTGGTAACACATCATGGACAACTAACCCTGCTGGTGTTGCTTTCCAGTTGAAAGATCCGAGTGGAAATGTTATACTAAGGTCAACTGATCTGAATCAGGCATCCAATGCTGGTTTAATATGGCATACAAGGATGGCAACAGGTTATGAATTATATACAATCTAATGGACATACCTAAGATAAGGAAGGAAGATCTTCCAGAAAAATTAAGAGAGATCATTGGTGATCAAGACGCTGAGTTTGAACCTCTCGTTAATCCTGATGATATTATTGTCCTACCTGACTGGGATGGGAAGCAATTTTGGGGTGATAAGGAGAAGTATATAGAAATGTTTAGGGATACCTTGACAAACGGAGAGTAATCTGTTAGTATAAATAACTTAACATAACAACACAGGCCCGAAAGAATCGTACCCTGCGTAAGATGTTAAACAAGACACCCATGTCGAGGGAGTCTATCATCCGCAGGGTTTTTCCGTGCGAGATACTTAAATAAAAACATGTCTATTAAATCAACAATCGCTGCAGTAGCAGCATCTCCATTCCTACTCGCTGGTGCAGCTTTTGCTGGTCCATATGTGAATGTCGAGAGCAACCTTTCATATCCTGATGGAGACTATAGCTCTGCAGCTACTGACATCCATATCGGTTACGAGGGAACAACAACTAGTGGTAAGATTGCATACTATGTACAAGGCGGTCCTTCATTGAACCATGCTGAGTCAACTGACGATACAGAAACAGAACTTTCTGGTAAGATCGGTGCTTCTTTCGCTGCTACAGAAGATCTAGCTCTTTATGGAGAGATCTCTGGTGCTTCTAACGGAGAAGATGCTTCTGGTGACAACATCGTTGACTGGGGCGGTAAAATCGGTGCTAAGTTCGTATTCTAATAACAGAATATATACTTATACAACAAGGGTATCTTCGGATACCCTTTTTTTCTTTGAACTATTATGAATTTCACAGTTTATACCAGAGGCGGTTGCCCTTATTGCACACAGGTTAAGCAAGTTTTAGGTGGGAAAGGATACAATTATGTGGAGTATACTTTGGAGAAAGACTTCACAAGAGAAGCATTTTATGGTCAGTTCGGTAATGGATCAACCTTCCCTCAAGTAGTATTAAATGGAACAAATCTTGGTGGATGTCAAGAGACTGTTAAATACTTGCATGAAAATAATATGATTTGATGGAAGAACTATACGATCTGGTTGAGCATGCTATTGATAATGCATTTGAAAATGAGGATTACTCGTTCGACTGTTACTCGTATCTAATACAACAAAGTGTTAGTAAAGAATCAGTTAAAGAGTTTATCACATCATCAACAGCAGGTAACACTGCTCTTATCATTAGAGATTTACGTTTGTATATTGAAGATGATGAGAGCACTGCAACAGAAGCATACGGTCACCTTGGTAAAGAAAGAGCACGTATTGTAATTGATTACTTATATGCTATACTAAATGGTGCAGTGCGTTACAGTAGATGAAAGTTACTATACTTGGTGCAGGTAATGCAGGTTGTTTTACTGCAGTTCATTATGCATTCTTCACTCGGCATCATGATGTTGAGATTGAATTAATACATAACCCAGATATAAAACCAGAACCAGTAGGACAGGCAACCTTTCCAAATGAACCTGAACTATTGGATGATGCTTTAGGATTCAACTGGCATAACAATACTATAAATGCTACTCCTAAGACAGGTATTTTGTATGAAGGTTGGGGTAAGGTGAATGAAGAAGTCTTTCATCCCTTTCCATCTCATGCGTTAGGTATGCATTTTTCTCCTTCGGAGATGCAGAATTATATTTTGAAGTCAGGATTTTTTAATGTAGTAGAAGATAATATACCAGATCCTAAAGATGTAGATGCTGATTATGTGTTTGATTGTAGAGGTAAACCAAAAGATTATAGTGACTACGATACTTTAATCAATCCTATCAATGCTGTTGTACTTGCTAAACCTAATTGGGATACATCAACAACACTATGGACTAGATCAGTAGCAACACCTGATGGTTGGGCATTTATAATTCCAACTAAGGTATCCTCTGGTGCTATAGGTTACTTGTATAACAGTGACATAACTTCTAAGGAAGATGCTGAATCAAATCTATTGGATATGTTTGATGCAGAGATCACTAATCATTTAAACTTTAAGAGTTACTGTGCAAAGAATCCTGTAGTTGATGATAGAATATTCTTGAATGGTAACAGGTTATTCTTCTTAGAACCTTTAGAAGCAACAGCAGTCCATACTTACCTACAGTGGGCAAAGGATGCCTTCACTGTAACTTGTCTTAAGAAAGCATCTGTACCTGATGCATCTGCTCATATCATTTCACATATAAAAGAGTTACAAAATTTTATTCTTTGGCACTATCAATTTGGATCTAAGTATGACACACCCTTCTGGAAGTATGCATCGTCTTTAAAGTTTACAGATCCTAAGTTTGATTTCATATTAAATCAGGTAGATGAGTTGGATATTAATGAGATAAAATTCCGAGAGATCGTAGAAGACAACCCAGCTTACGGTGCTTGGCATCGTAGTAGTTTGAAGTGGTGGAAGGATGGGATGACAATTCCTCAGAAATATGCTATACTTGATAGCAGCTAAATAAATCTAGCTACGAGAGGTAACATGGAGATTGCATTAGTTGTATTAATGGTAATCGGTGCCTTTCTTCTGGGGATCGTGATTGCATGGTTAGCAAAAGGATATGTAGAAGACTACATTGAAAACGCTGCTTACTCTAAGTCAATTACACACCCTGAAATGCTGGATGAAAATGGTAATCTAATACACGATGAACTCATTTACATTCGTAAAGACATACTTGAACTTGAAGATGATGATGAGGATTAATTATTATGCCTAAAACTATGGAAAATAGTAACCCTCGGTTACTAATCAGTGAAATCTTACGTAAGGTTTCTAATGCAAAAACAAAAAAAGAAAAGATAGATCTGTTAAGGGAGCATAATTCTCCTGCTTTACGGATGCTATTGATTTGGAACTACGATGACAGCGTGGTCTCTGAGATCCCTGAAGGCGATGTTCCATACACTCCTAACGAAGCACCTGTAGGAACAGATCATACTCGTTTAGAGCAAGAATCCAGAGGTTTCTATCGTTATGTTAAAGGTGGTGACCCTAAGTTAAAGTCTTTAAAACGTGAGTCTATGTTCATTCAATTGCTTGAAGGACTTTCTGCTGAGGAAGCAGAACTTTTATGCTTAATTAAGGATGGTAAACTCACCTCAAAGTATAAGCGTATTACTAAAGCAGTAATCTCTGAGGCATTTCCCTCTATTGAATGGGGAGGTCGTGGTGGCTGAAGAAGTCGTAGAAGAGAAGAAGGAAGAAGAAAAGAAATCTCCTTTTAATTCTGGATGTACTATCCTACATGAGGATTGTGATCCAACTGTTGCAAAGGATAAGAAGTTACCTTACTCTTCCTATCTTGTAGAGTATATGAAGGAAGGTCGTATTGCATATGATGTAACGATGACTGTTAAAGAGTCAGATTTATTTGATATGTACTATGATTTTTATAAGAAAGACTTTAAGTCTTTTAAACAAACTGACGGAAGAATTAAACCATCCCTATGGAACCAGTCAAAATCCAAAAAGAAAAAATAATGAGTGTGTATGCAAGGAAAGATACTCCTCCACCACTCCCTGATCCTATTAAACCAGAGGATGAGGCACTTAGTAAACGGATTGCCGTACAGTTTCTTTGGGATGTAACGTCCCCTATAGTGTTTTTATTCTTATGGAATTGGATCATGCCAGGTCTATTTGGCTTGGCTACTATCGGATACTTTAAAGCATTCGGTATCGTTGTAATGTCTCGTATATTATTTAAGCATGACTCAGCACAATAAAGTATGTTTGATCTCTGTTACTCCTGATGCAGAGAAAACCATTGGTTACGTGGCGAGGGTTTCTAACCCCAATAATCAGGGCAACCCTAAGGTAGAGGGTCTACTTAGGTATTGTATAAATCATGGGCATTGGAGCGTCTTTGAACAGGCATTCATGACCCTTGAGATCAGTACCACTAGAGGTCTTGCTGCACAGATATTAAGGCACAGATCATTTACCTTCCAAGAATTTTCACAGAGGTATGCTGATACTAATCTATTAGCAGATGAAATTCCTCTTCCTCAATTACGTCGTCAGGATACTAAGAACAGACAGAATAGTATTGATGATGTTGATCCATTCCTTGTTAAGAAGTATCAGATCCTGATGGAAGAACACTTCAAACATTCAATGGAATTATATAATAAGATGCTTGAAGATGGTATAGCAAAGGAGTGTGCACGGTTTGTACTACCTCTTTGTACCCCTACCAAACTTTATATGACAGGTAGTATCCGTTCTTGGATTCACTATATAGATTTACGTTCTGCACATGGTACGCAGAAAGAACACATGGATATAGCAGAGGCATGTCGTGATCATTTCGTCTGCAATTTTCCAATCATTGCCAATGCCTTAGGTTGGTGTCAAGGTGATGAGTGTGACTGTAAGGATGTTAACTATTGGAATGATTTACAACCATGCATTCGGATAGACTGAGACCATATACACCCAATAGAACTTTTCAACAATGCCTCGTTACGATTTTATTAATAAGAAGACAGGTGAGATTACTGAGCTTACTATGTCAATGACTGCCCTCGATAAATACAAAGAGGACAATCCAGACATGGAAAGATACTTTGGTAATCAAAAGACTGATGCCATCTATGGTAAACCAAAGTCTTCTGATGGATTCAAAGAAGTAATGTCTAAAGTCCAATCAGCACATCCACTTGCAAACCTAAGTCGTTTTACATAATGCCAAGAGCGAAGAAGAAATCTGGAAACGGTTATGCACCAGTCCCTCAAGGGATGAGTGTCAAAATGATGAAAAGAAAGAAGCCTATTGACAAGTCATACATGACTGATATCAAGCCTCTTACTGACAATCAAAAGATTGCTTTTGATGAGTATAAGGCAGGTAAGAACTTGCTTTTACATGGTGCTGCTGGTACAGGTAAGACTTTTATCATGCTATACTTAGCATTGCAGGAAGTATTAGATGAAACTACGTCCTACGAAAAAATTTATATTGTTAGGAGTCTTGTTCCTACTCGTGAAATTGGGTTTCTTCCTGGCGATCATGAAGATAAGTCCTACCTTTATCAAATCCCTTACAAAAATATGGTAAGGTACATGTTTGAAATGCCTGATGAGAATTCATTTGAAATGTTGTATGATAATCTAAGGGCACAACAAACAATAGATTTCTGGTCTACCTCATTCATTAGAGGTACTACATTAGACAATGCTATTGTTATAGTGGATGAGTTTAGTAACTTGAACTTCCATGAACTTGATTCAATGATCACTCGTATAGGAGAGGACTGTAAGATCATGTTCTGTGGTGACATTCAACAGACTGATCTCACTAGAGACAATGAGAAGTCTGGCATCTCAGACTTCATTAAGATACTTGAGCAGATGAAATCATTTGCTTGCGTTGAGTTTGACTTCAAAGATATTGTTAGGTCTGGACTGGTCAGAGAATATCTTATCGCCAAATATAATTCGGGATTTTGATTCAAAATATCCGCAAAAAAATCTCGCCAAAATTTTTGACCCTTAAGGCTTTTTATCATGTACACTATTGAAGATTTCATTGGGGTCTTTCCTAATGCATTAGACTCTAAGTATTGTGAGGATCTAATAAAGCATTTTGAATACTGCAAAGACAACACAACTTTTATACGACCAAGAGAAGCAGAGCATCATAAGATTGATGATGATCAGTTGTTGTATAATGACTTTGCATTTGAGCACGATATAATATGTGGATTGCATCACCAATTTAATAAGACATTCTTTGATGCTACTCAAGCATGTCTGGAGTTATATAAAGAAAAGTATTCTATCCTTACTACACCTAAGAGGTCAGCAATATTTGATGTAAAGGTACAGAGAACATTACCAGGTCAAGGGTTTCATATCTGGCATGCAGAAGCGATGAATAGATTTTCATCTCCAAGGTACTTGACATATACGCTATATTTGAATACAATAGAGGAAGGTGGAGAAACTGAGTTCATTTATCAGAAGACTCGTATTAAACCAGTACAAGGTACCCTTCTGATTTGGCCAGCAGCATTCACTCACACCCATCGTGGTAATCAACCGCTAAGTGGTCCAAAATATATCGTTACAACCTGGGAAGAGTTCTATTAATGTTTGAATTTGTTAAAGTTAACATAGATCAACCTGAGGTTGAACCTATAAGCAAAGACGGTGTACGGTATTACCCTATACCTGGTGCTGATAAATACTATCCGAGTGTTACCTCAATCACATCGTTTAAGAACGCTGCTTTCTTCGCTGGTTGGAGAAAGAAAATTGGTGAAGACGAGGCTAATCGAATCACTGCTAGAGCTACACAAAGAGGTACTACATTTCATAGTATCACTGAAGACTATTTTAAAGGTGAGTTAAATCTTAACAGTTACTTGGAAAATAATCCATTACCTGTTAGAATGTTTCAATCAGCGAAGGATACACTCAATCGTATCAATAAAATAAACTGCTTGGAAACTTTTCTATACTCACATTATCTTGGTCTTGCTGGTCGTGTAGACTGCATCGCAGAATTTGATGGTGAGTTAGCAGTTATCGATTTTAAAACCTCTACTAAAGAAAAGAAAGAGGACTGGGTTGAACATTATTTTGTTCAGGAAACTGCATACGCAGCCATGTTCTTAGAACGTACTGGTATTGAGGTAAAGAAAATTGTCACACTCATTGCGGTTGAAGACGGGTCTGTACAAGTGTTTGAGAAGTACAATCTTGATGACTATTTACAATTACTTAAATCTTACATCGAGGAATTTGTTAGGAGTAAGAATGCCTAAAGAACAATTAGATGATAAATTTTTAACTCCTACCAAGTTCTCGGCAGAGATAGAACGACTAGTTCACACCAGTGAGGGATTGATCTCTTACATAGAGGCAGTAGTAACTTACTGTCAAGAAAATGAAATCGAATTGGAGACAGTACCTAAACTGGTATCTAAACCATTGAAAGAACGATTGAAACATGAAGCACAGCGACTTAATTATATGAAAGCATCTTCTAAAGGGGTATTACCTTTATGACACAAGGAACATTTTTTAAGTCAGAACAAGTACAGCAGAATCTCCATGATATTTTCAATACATATCAGGAGATTGCTGCTGTGACTGCTGCTCTTCCTAAGATGAATAAGGAAGAGAAGTTAGCACACATTAATAAGTGTAAGGGTCTCATCGATAAACAGAAGACCTTTTATACTAGACTATCTCTGTCTACTACATCAGGTGATGCAGAAGCAGCAGATATGAAGATGAGAATTGATGCATTGTCCCAAGCGTTTGGATACCAGACCTTACTGGACTGCATGGATGCTATGATTGTAACCCTTGACAAGGCTTGGAAACAAGAACAATCACGTTGACATCTTATAAATAGTATGCTACGATCACACAGTAGCAATAATACACACAATACGGAGAATACAATTATGTCTTTTGCCTCACTTAAGAAGGCTTCCTCTGCAGGAAATACCTTCGCCAAGTTAACACAAGAGATTGAAAAGTTAAACCAACCTCAGACCACAGGTGCTGATGAGCGTCTATGGAAACCTGAGTTAGATAAATCAGGTAACGGTTACGCAGTAATTCGTTTCCTTCCTGCTCCAGACGGAGAGGACATGCCTTGGGCAAAGATCTGGTCGCACTCATTTAAGGGGCCAGGAGGTCAGTGGTACATCGAGAACTCACTTACTACAGTTGGTAAGGATGATCCCGTTGGAGAACTGAACAGAGAATTATGGAACAGTGGACGTGAGTCTGATAAGGCAACTGCCAGAGCACAGAAGAGAAAACTCTCTTACTACTCTAACATCTATGTTGTTTCAGATCCTGCTCATCCAGAAAATGAAGGAAGAGTATTCCTTTACAAGTATGGTAAGAAGATCTTTGATAAGATAGTTGAAGCAATGCAACCTGCTTTTGCAGACGAGTCTCCATTAGATCCTTTCAATCTATGGAAGGGTGGAAACTTTAAGGTTAAGATACGTAAAGTTGATGGATATTGGAACTATGATAAGTCAGAGTTCGCTACACCTGAAACCTTAGGTGGTTTTGATGATGATCAGTTGGAAGAGATTTGGAAGAAAGCATACTCACTTGCTGAGTTTGAAGCACCAAAGAACTTTAAGTCCTATGAGGATCTTAAGAAGCGTTTAAGTACTGTACTTGGTGGTGCTCCCACTCGTACAGCACCTGTTGTTGATGAGAGTCAAGAAGAGGTTAGACCTGCCAACTGGGGTAAAGAAGTCAGTGACTTTAGGGAGAAAGCAGTTGCTTCCTCACCAGTGAATGCTGAAGAAGACACGCTATCATATTTTGCTTCGTTAGCAGAAGAGGACTGATAGGAAACTGTCACATAAGGGGGTTACACACCCCCTTTTTCATGCTATAATTACTACATAATAAAAAGAACTGCAATGAAAGTATTACTTGCGACTGCTCTTGCTGTTGGTACAGTTAGTCCAGCATTAGCAGATCACTATCAACCAGGTTATTCCTACAACAGAACATGTACTCGTACAGAGTATAGAGAGGAGTATGTTCCTGGAACAAGAAATAGTCCAGGTTACGTTAGAAACTGGGAAGAAACTATTGATGTACCATGTCGTTCAAATCAATGGCATCCAAGACCATCAAGACCTCCTTACAGAGAACCTGTAATATTACGTGAGAGAGTACCATCACCTGATGGTAACGAGTGTCAAGAAGGAGCAATCCTTGGTGGTATCTTAGGTGGAGGTGCTGGTGCAGCACTATCTCAAGGTGATGGTCGTTGGTGGGCAATTCCTTTGGGAGTAGTTACAGGCAGTGTCATAGGATGTGACATTGATGGAGGGTGATGGACAAGCACGATATACCATTCTTAGGAGACTTCTACACTAAAGCAGAGGTGGACAAGATGGTTGCTGATGCTCTTGCAGAGGCGAGAGCGATTGATGAAGCATCCATGCGTAAGCACAATCGTGATGCTACTATCATTAGTATGATATTAGGATTTACTTGTCTTGCACTGTTTGTTGATGGTCTCCTTAGAATACTTGGTATCATACCACCTTTTATGGATCTCGATGTTAATGTCGTAGATGATATAATAGAGAGGGTAGAGACTGATGTAATGCCATTAGTACAACAGGGGGCTAAATATATACCACGGATATGATTGATACTTCTCCTAGTTCTATTAGAATGTTCGCTATTATAGTGATGGGAGTTGTGTGGTTTTATTTACTCAACCAACACCTAAGAGACCGATGAATCCGTTTACCGATATGTTATTTTCTATTGTTTGGATAGTCCTATTTGTAATTGCCATACGGCAAATGTCAAGGGGATGGACTATCGCTGCAGAGCAACGTGAAAGGGCTAGAAACTATACTAACATGAATGTGAGAAACAGGACTGTTACTAAAGTTCAGCATCCAGAGATGGCAGAGGTCAAACCAGGTGATGAGTTATTAGTTGTTGATTTTAAAACAAAGGATGCAGATCCTTTACACGAATCTTTAAAGAATCGTATTAGTCAGGGTCAAGTCGAAGATCCTTGGCAGGAAGAAGATGATGATGAAGGTGGTCTTGTAGTAAGGAGATAAATTATGTGGTATATTATAGGTTGGACAATAGTTACAATGTGGGCACTATCTAAATTAGGTGTATTTAAAAAATGATTTTTCTAATCTCAATCATGTCATTTGCAAACTTTGTATTCTATCCATTAGTGATAGGGTTCTTTGTTGCATTGATAATAGAACAAATCTTCAGAGCACAGGACAAAGCACCTCAAGTGCTTAGGTCTATGGCAATAAGAAAGTATTTCTGGAGACAAGCATGGTTATTTAATATCATCTGGTTTGTAGGGTATGCTATACTATTATTTGTTAACAGACCAGGTCAACAGGCAATGCCTGATTTAATCTGGCAAGGCTGATATATTATTCGACTTTTAATTCCAAATAAGTCGCAAAAAAAACTCGGCAAATTTTTCACTAAAAAAGGTTTTTATGGACAAACAGTCAATTACATTCAAAATCCGACAAGACGGTATAGTCGAAGAACGAGTAGATGGGGTAAAAGGTGATGTTTGCGAAAATCTCACTAAAGACCTTGAAGCGAAACTTGGCGATTTAACCCGCAGAATCCATACGTCCGAATATTATCAAAAAAAGGAAAATGTCACACTTCAGCACGATCAAAACCAAACTTAAAGACCGTAAATCGCTATTACAGGCACTTATGCTAATTGGGCATCCTGTGTTCGTTGATGAGAAATTAAAAAATCCTACAGATCACGAACATGAAGAAGTTCATGTTGAAATCGCTGTAGGAAAGGATATTGGGTTTCGTTGGAATGAGATTACGCAAAGTTACGAACTCGTAACAGATCTTCAAACTTGGAATCAACCTGTTCCTGTAGAAAGGTTCTTACAGCAAGTATCACAAGAATATGCAATTCAAGCAATAACTGCTGCTGCAAAGGATGAAGGGTTTGAGATAGAAAGTCAAGAACTCAATAATAGCGACCAATCAGTCGAACTGGTCGTTACCAGATGGACATAAAGAAAACCTTAAATGTCTAAGTAGCAATGTACAATGAAATTAAATCATGGTACGAACTCGAACTCCAAAATGAAAAATACGAATCCATGCTAACAGTATATCAGGATCATATTGAGGAATTAGAGAAAGAAAATAAGGAATTGCTAGAGCAAGTTGCCTTTTTAGAGGAACAGCTCGACTATCAATCTCACGGTCTTCCTCAAGACGACTAAACGTTTACAGTTTGACTGGTTGTAACAGTAGCAACTCCTGCGGTATTAAGTGTTGCACTTGGACCGTAGTCATATGATGTGACTGTACCTATCTGATCATCTCTACTAATACTTCCAGTTACATATCCAGTAACATCCAAGAATCTCTGCGCCACATTTAGGGGCGTTTTTTTATTGCCATATTCATCAAGTTCTGAATGAGGTTCGTAAGCAACTAAGTTTTCAAATTCATCTGTAATTATTTGGAACATTTTTGATCCTGGAATCTTGATTCCTCTTTTCATTTCATTTAGATAGTATTCATGTTCATAGTTAGTGATTGGATCTCTTGATTCTGCTGCTGTTTTAGTTATACCATCTGGTAGTACAGTTCTCCATGAATCATTAACTTGAATACCTTCTTTAATGAAAACTAAATCGTTCCACAAAACCTCTTTAGTTTCATAATGATGTATAAAGTCTGGGTTTTGGTATTTACTTTCACAGTATTCTATTAAGTCTGAATGCTTTTTAGGCCATTCTTCATAGAAATCGGTGATATTATTACATAATAGAATAACCCAGTCATATGAAACATCTCCAAATAGTCTATGTGATAAAGATGCTGGAGTTTCATCATCTTGAAGTTGATATGTCTCAAAGCTAGCAATATGCTTTTCGAGATCTTCTCTTACTTTAACTCTTCTAAAGATATTTTTAACAAGGCGGTATTTAAAGGATTCGTCATCTTTGACTCCTTCACCTATATAAACATCTGGTAAGTATTGAAAAAACATTTTAGAATCCTATCTCTACGTCTTGTCTGCTGACTAGTCTTGTTTCGATGAATGAAAGACTTAAGTTTATTGCTGGTACTTGAATCATACTACCATCAAATGTTTTAAATGATGTATATTGCCCATCTGGAGTATAATTTATACCAACTCCATTACAGAATGATGAGTGTATTTTGAAGTGCATAGTTTGATATCCAGTATTGTCTTGGAAATTACCATTCATAGGGTTAAACCAGTTACTTGGACTAGCAGTTGGATTAACTCTAACGAATCTGAGGTCAAAATGGTCTGGTATATTGAAGAATCTTTGTGACACTCCTGCTCTGAATATTGCATCGTTTGCTTTATCTGTAACTTGTCCTGAAGTACTTTTTACATCTTTCTTACTGTCACCAGATCCTGTTGTCAAAGAACCAGAATGTTTACCTTTGTTTTCGGTTGCGTCCCATAAGGCACCCATTGAACTTTTATCTCCTTTTTGAATTTCTGGAGTAGCACCTTCTTTAATCCATTGAATAATTGATTTAATCTCTCTTGCTTCATTCTGACTTCTTGCCAGCATTTTGAAGTTAAAACTATGGGTTCTAAATGCCATACTTTTAAATATCTGCTCACTAAAGGGGTTAAATACCCTTCCTGCTGCCATTTGTTCAATAGTATTAGCGTCAACTGTACCTTGAAGACCAAGTGCGTTACCCATTGATTGAAATACACCTGCTGCTAAAGCATCTGTAAATTCTGGTAAACTGGCACCTGCAGCATCACTTAATGCTTTAGAAATACCTGAAAAACCATCAGTACCTGCTTTAGTTATCATGTCACTGACTGCCATACCAGCAACACCTAAATTCTGTTGAGAATAAGATGCTTGGTATGCTGTTGATAACTGTGGTGGCATAGCAAGGTATACACATCCAGGTTTACGTTCTTTTTCAACTTGACCTTGAAGTGGTGCATTTGTAGAATCAACACCAACAGCATGGTGTGATGTGTTTTTGGTCTTAGAATATCTTACTCTTGACCGTTTTAATACAAGATAGTCTATAGCTTCAGTAGGTGCCTCAGCATTAATATTACTACTTGTTGCATCTCTGTTGTCCCAATCACCATTAGTCATCGTGACGGGCGGTTTTAAGGGATACTTGTAAATAGGATTACCTGACACTTTTTAACTAAATACTATGTGACCTATACTTATTTATGCGAAAAAAAAGATATTTACAAGGTAAGTATCGCCTTAGATTACCCTCTAAGTACAAAGGGGATTCCCGCAATGTAGTT